GTTTGAATACTGATGATAATCCAACACTCTATTTCCATAGAGGATTTACTTATATCTTAGAAAACTCTACTGGAAGTAATCATCCATTTGAGTTAAGACTTAGTGGTGGTGGTTCAGCATATGCACCAGGAGGAAGTTTCTTAACTGGATCAACATCTGGAACTCAAACTCTTACAGTTCCTATGGATGCTCCTAGTTCTATTGTTTATCAGTGCACTATTCACGGTGGTATGTTAGGAACAATTAACTTCGTAAGTTAATAATA